GTTGCAGTTAATTTAATATCATATGTTGCATCCACATCAGTTCCTGTTATTGTTTGAGGTTGTTTTGATAATGTGTATCCTGTCCATGTGTTAGCAGTTGTCCACGAGCTTGCTGACGTTTTTTTGTATTGTAATGTCCATGTAGTAGTATTTTGGCTCGCACTATTGACGTTTGTACTGCTTCCTATAATGTAACAATTAATTGTTGATTCCGTTGTCGCATCTCTTTCACATTGAAATTGACTTATATTAGGTGGTGAATAAGTAACCACTGATACACTTGATGTTACTGTTTTTGTAAATCCTCTGGTGTCTGTTACTAATACTTCTATGTATAAAGTACCAACGTAATTTGTCGGATATCTGTAATAAGTTATTGTGTTATAAGTTCCTGTTGCTAATACTGCTCCACTTGAGTTAGTTTTCTTTATTGTGTACGTTATTGATCCTATTGTTGCATCATATTTAAATGATACCGTTGGTGTTATTTGTATTATTGATTTTGTATAAACGTAAGCACCAAATCTTGTAACATAACCATTTACATCAGTTTTTGCTAACGTCATAGTTGGTTGCATATTAGAATTGTTAGGCATTGTCAGTGTTATTGGTGCTGTCTTTCTACCAAGTTCTGTTGCTCCGTTATACGTAATTAATGTCAAAGTTCCATTTAATGTTTTTCCACTTGTATTATTACTTGCTAAGCTATAATCTGGTGTCCATGTAAATGTGCCACTTGTATTATTACTACCTATTGTCGTGCTTCCAAGGTTAAGTGTTAATGTGTGATTAAATGAATTGCTTGCACTTGTATAAGTAATACTCATTGAGGTACCTAATGTGCCACTGTAGCTACTTGCATTAAATGTACTAGCTCTTGGTATGGTTGTTAGTGTTAATGATCCACTTGCACTTGCATCACCTGATGTGTAAGTTTGGCCTGTTTTATCATCTACACTAAATGAACATGTTATTGTTTTACTTCCATCTGTATTGTGGTTTATTGTTTGTGTACCACTTATGTATGTCGTTGTACTGCTTCCATCATATTTACCATTATGTGCCGTGTATGTTGTACCATCGATAGTTACGGTTTCTGTGTATGCACTTGCATTATTTGTTCCCCAATTGTAATCATAACCACTATGTACTTTACTTATTTTCAAACTAAAGGATACAACACTTGTATTGTCTTCTATGCTGTAGCTTGTTTCTGTTACTGTTAGTGTAAATTTATGATGTCCATTGGCACCATTTTTTGTTAATACTAATTCAGGCATAATTCACCTCCTATATGTGTTTGAAATCCAATGATCCATTTGTTCTTGGTTCGAATTTGTAATTTCCTAATTGTAACGTCGTTGACGTGGTCGTGTTATTTTCTGCTGACCATCCTGCTATTAGGTTTCCTGCACTATCCTGGAATTCAATGCTATCCTCATCTAGTACCAATTTAATTGTATTTTCTCCTTGGTGTATTGTTAAGCCATCGCTACTAAAACTGAACCATTGATTATTGCCTACTAGGATATCATTTAATCCCTGAATTCTTTCAGCACTCATTGTTCCTGTAGTTATAAAGTCAGCTACTATTTGACCATCCTGTGTCATTGCTAAGCCATACGTGCCATTTATTCCTGTGCTTGAGTATCCTAATCCGTTGAGGTTCCATCTCCATACTTTGGTTGCAGTTGCTGGATTATCAGTATCCATTATGTATAATTCATTTTGTGTTTTATAAACATACCCACCCATTGCACTTGTAATTTGTCTGGTTGCATTATCTTTGGCTGATTCTAGAATGCTATCTATTTGAATAAATTCTTCTTGTCTTTGTAAGTTATTTAATGTGCTTACTATGTTAGATTTAACTGCTCCCATTTCAAATGCATCTATTGTGTCCGTTAGTACGTTGTATGTGGTTTTTATAACTTCCGTTGTATAATCCATATCCAGGATATTGCATGTTAATGTATCGCCTAGTCTTATTCTTTCTAAATTTTGATAGCTTTCGTATTCTTTTGTTTTTGATAATTCTACCCAATTAATTGTTACATTAATTGTAGGTAGATCTATCCCTGCTGCATATAAACTATTTACTGCAGCTGTCAATGCTTCTTGAGCTTCTTCTAACGTATGATATGCTTCTTCATCTTCTGGATCGAACTTTATATTTTCGAACTTGTAAACCTTTATTATTGGTCTAGGATAATTCGATATGTATTGACTATCTACGTATGTGCTTTCTATCATTATTCCATCGTATCCTAATGGTAGGATCCTCGTTGCGATGTTGCTTGTTTCTATGTCGATATTTATTCCTGTTATGTTTTTTCCTAATCTTAAAACTTCACCATTGTTGCTACCAATATGTGATAAGTAATTAATTGTGAAGTTATCCCTTTTTAATTCTCCACCAAATAAATTGACCATTGAGTTCTTATCTTGACCTATGATTATTTCTACTGGATTCTTTCTTACGTATCTGGCTGTTTTAGTTGTTACTATATCACTATAACCACTAAATGAAGTCGCATAGTTTGTATTTGATAATATTCTGGTTAAGAATTGATTAGGGGTTGAATTTTGAGGGTATATGTCTAGTACCAAGTTATCTAATAATTCATAAAATACATGCTGACAATAAACACTTATCGTATCAAATGTTTTTGTTATTTTTTTTATAATGAATATTTGTTCGGTGCCATCACTAACTTTACATTTTACGTAATTATCCTGGGCTATGTTTTCAGCTAATGGGCTATATGGATTGATGTTAAATGTTAGCGAATATTCCCCATTTATTTCATCAGTTACTACTGCATATGTTACATATGGATCAATAACACCTAATCCGTTGTTATTAAAATTAGTTGTATCACTTGTATATAACTTCATTTTAACCACCTACAAATATGCTTTCTTATAAACGATTTGAAATGACGTAACATTCCCATCATAAGTGATTGTATTAGAATTATCTAATACAGGGAAGTCGCCATCCATAATATTTGCTGCATTGTTGTTGTTACTATCAATTATAACCATATTTTTGCAGTCTAGTGTGTATGTTCCTGCGGTTGATAAACTAAACGAATAACCATTAATTATAAATGATGTCTGACCACTTATTGTTATTTGTAGTGTAGGGTACATTGGAGCATTCGCATCTGTTATTGTTAATGTATTTCCACTTGCTAATACTGTATAAGTAGTTGGTGTTATGTCTTCTGCAATTGGATTAACTAAAAATTCAATAGGAAATCTTTTGAATTGTAATGCTTTACTAAATTCAATTGCATTTTGTATTACTGCTGTATATTCTCTTGATCCATCAAATGACAACGTGCCATATCCATCTAAAAATGCCTTAATTTCATCGTAATTAGCACTTCCTTTAGCATGGCATTCAAGTGATACTACAAACGGTTGATATGTGCCTTTATCTATCGTTAGAAATCCGTTTCTTCCAGGTATAGTAATTGTGTCTATATCCTTTTTTCCTTTTGATATCGTAGGTGTTTTATCTATTATTATTCCTTTGCTGTTAAATGTTACTCCCTTCCATTTGTAATTGTTATTCATTCTATACACCTCCTTTTGCACTTGCTAAGTTTCTTCTGTATAATTCAAGTTCGTGAGCAAATGCTTGTACATCTTGGCTTCTAGTGTTATTAAAATTACCAATATTTATAATTAATGGACTTGTATTTACTGATGGATTTATTGTTGGATTTACTGATGCTTCTACTCCACTTGTTAATTCTCTCATGGCTCCGTTTACATCTTTTAGCATGTCTGGTATTCCCTCTTCGATACCTTCTCCAATACCTGCTGTAATATTCAAACCTATTGTATCTCTCATCAATTTTGATGGTGAGTGGATTCCAAATATTGACTTAAATTTGTTTGTTATTTCATCTTTTACTTCGGTTACTTTCTTTTTGATGTAACTTCCTATTTTACCAAATCCATCACAAATACCTTTTATAATGTTACTACCTAATTTTCCCCAATCAGTTTCATCGATTACTTTTCCTAATGATGTAACTAATGACTTAATAATTGTAAATGGTACCTTTAGTAATTCTGGTATTGCCTGTATTAATCCTTTAGCTAATG